AGCAGCACCTGCACGGCATCCGGCGTCGGATCGGTCGGCTTCGACCCGGCGAGCAGTCCCGCCTCGCGAACCCGGTAGGGCCGCGCCATCTTCTCGGTGACGATGCGCTTTTCCTCGCCGACGTAGCCGATGACGGACAGGTACAGATCGCCCGGGGCGTCCAGCACCTCCCACGGCACCTCGACGGCGTCGTCGTCGATGGCGGCGCGGAACTCATTCGGGCCGTTCTTGAAAACGGCCACCTTCGACGTGCACTCGGCCCACTCGGCGTCGAAGGTGAACTCGATCACGTCCACGCCGACGTTCTTGGCCACGGTTCGGTCGTTGTGCACGGGCCGGATCTCGCGGTCGATTACCTTAGCGAAGTGCGCCATCTGGCCCCACCTCGCCCTCGAACATCCACTCGGCGGCCAGGATCTCCTCGCCGGAGAGCCGGCCGATGGCCTCGGTGATGGAGATACGGAAGATGTCGACGTCGTGGACGATGCCCATGAATGGCTCGATGTCCTCCGCGAACTTCGAGAACGACTCCGTGCCCGGATGGATCGAAACCTGGCCCGTGAAGTTGCCGTCCTCGTCGGTAACGGGCTCGCCGTAGCGCTCGACGAGGCTGTCGCGCATCATCGCGTACTCGGTGAGCGAGTCGCGGAGGATGCGGGTGTTGCGCGCTGCCGCGTAGCCGACCATGTTCCGCTGAGGGAGCAGGGGCGCGAGGGAGCCGAGCATCCTCTCCATCTCGATGTTAGTCAACTGCATAGCTCGCCACCTCCGCTCCCGTCGCGGCGACAACCGCGTCCATCTTCGCCTCGATCCGCTCAAGCGCTCCGGCGCTCGGCGGCGTAGCCACCATGACCTCCCCGGCCGATTCGGGGAGGTGCACGGGCGGCGCATCGGCCTCGACCGTGACGTATTTCCGTTCTTCCATTTCGTTGCTCCTTACCATGTGGCCGACGTGAGCATTCCGTTTTTGAATGTCATGTGGCAGTTGTTCGCGTAGCTGAAAGATCCGTCGCTGCTCGCGTTCGTGATCTTCGTGAAGTTGAATGTTCCCGTGATGCCGCCGTTGCACCCGCCCGACGACGGGTCGATCCACGCGCTCAGCAGCTTGTAGCCGTGCATATCGAGGTCGCATCCAGCGTGGAGGCGGTTCGCCGCGTTGCCGCTGAACGCGGTTCTCGCGTAGAAGAGCTTCATCGTGTAGGCGGTGTCGGACGCGTTGTCCTTCGAAGACCACGCCATGAAGGTGCCCGTGCTCTCCAAATCGAACACGAGGCCGCGCTTCGACGTGTCGCCCTGGATGTTGTTGGTGCCGACGTGGCCGACGTCCACACCTGTCCGTTCGAGCCAAAGCCCGTCGGAGAGCAGCTTAACGACGTCGTTGTAGATGGCATTCGACGTGATCGTGAACCCGCCTATCGTGCCGCTCGTGCACGTGAGATGGCCCGTGGCCGTCATGGACGTGTAGGTGCTCTTCCACGAGAATCGGTTCGACTCGATGGTGATGGCCCCCGACTCCAACGATAGCTGGGACGACACATCGCCCTTGCTCACCTTGAGCGTGATGCTGTCGGAGAGCTGCTTGATGGAGGATCGCGAGCCGCAGTCGGAGAGCCGCCAGTTGGTGCCGTCGTAGACGAACGACACGACGTCCTGGGCCTTCCAGCCCAGATCCTTCGTCATGCGGGTGTTGCCGACGTAGATGGGCTTAGCGCCCGTCCCGTTGACGTTGAGCGTCGGGTTGTCGGCCGTGTTGGCGTAGCTGAACTTGATGGATATGGCCGCGCCCTTGTACAGCGTGAAGTCGGGGGCGCTCGCCACCTTGGCCACGGTAGCTCCCGCCGTCGTGCAGGTGGCGTAGTTGGCCTGGATGCTCTTGACGGTGGACTCGATGCCGGCGGCGGTCTGGCGCACCTCGCTGATGGCGGTGTTGACCGTCTTGATCTCGCCGTCCACGTAGGCCTCGTAGGCGGTCGTCACGGTGGAGACGATCTGACCGGGCATGATGTCAAGCTCGGCCTGCATGACCTGCTGCTCCTCGTCGAGCTGCGAGACGTTGGCCCTGATCTCCTCGGCGGTCTGCTCCAAGGTGGACACCGACGAGCGTACTACGGCTATCTCCCCGTCGATGCGCTCGGAGGTCTCCACGATCTGCTCGCCCACCGTGGAAACGATGCGGTCTTCGGCCACCTCGATGGCGGCCATGGTGTAGGTGATCGTGTTGCGGAGGTTGACGATGGTCGTCTTGCTCTGCGACTTGACCGTCTCCACCTCCCCGGCGAGGCCGGAGAGCGTGGAGATCTTGACAGTCTGCAGGGTGGTGGTCTCGCCGAACGTGAGCGTGGATTTCTGGCGCTCGGTGAGGTCGAGGGTCTGCTTGACCACCTCAAGCGTCTCGTCCAGCCCGAGGTAGGGGTTGTAGCAGGGGTACCAGTCGAGCAGGGAGAACGAGTCGTAGTCCTCGCCGATGAGCGAGAGGTCGTAGGCCGTGAGCGTCGTTGAGACGGGAAGCCTCTTGTTGTCCTCGAACCAATTCTCTGCCTTGGTCTTGAGGTTCAGCGGATCGGTCACGTCGTCCCAGTCGGCCACGCCCTCGATGACGCCGTACTCGCGGATGCCGTCGGCGTCGTCGATGTAGGGAATTCCCCCGTTGACCGACGCGATGGACAGCCGCTCCTCGGTCTCAACCTCGCGCTCGTTTCCGTGCTCGTCGGTCTCCGTGGCCTTGAGCTTGGCCCCTCGCGGGTAGAGGCGTGTCACAAGGCCGTCGAGGTTCACCTTGCGGCTGCCCGCGCCCATGTTGCGCCCGATGCGGATGGGGGTCTGCCGCGTACGGCCCAGCTTCTGCCGGTAGTCCAGGTACAGCCGCCCGTCCTCGCCGCGCCGCACGCGCATCTCGCCGCCGAACACGTCGATGATCTTCGTTTTAAGGCAGTTCCACGTCGTCTCGAAGTTCGTGCCCTTGGTGACGTTCTCGGTTGTTTTCCACGTCACGACGTCAACGACGCCACGGTAGACGCGCTTATCGGCGCTCACCTTGGCGTTGTGGTTTGTCAGCAGGTAGTCGATGAACTCCTGGAGGCCCGTGCGCTCGGTGTCGCCGTCCCACAGGCGCTCGGCCGTGTAGGGCTGCCGCGAGTCGCAGAGGTAGCCCATGACGCTCTCGCAGACAACCGCCTTGCTCACGGTTCCGTCGGCCCCGACGGAGGGCACGGGCGAGATGACCCTGCCCTCGAACTCCACGGCTCCCGTCTCGGCGTTGACCACATCGACGAGGGTCGAGAACGGGGCCAGAAGGTCGTATCCGGGATTGTCGGGGTAGATCGTGAAGGAGAGGGAGTCGAAGCAGTTCCTCTCGCGGGCGATCTTGGCGGCGGTCACCTTATCGAACTGATCCGAGACGATGGTGGGCGCGCCACGGTTGTAGATGGTGATCAGATCCACTTACAGGATTCCCTCCCTCCATCGGATGAGGGCCGACCCGCCGGACACCTCGACCTCGTTGTCGCCAGGGGCGAGGTAGAGGTTGGTCGCGGTCGGCCCGTTGAACGTCTGCTTGAGGTTGCCCACGGCGAGCGTCACCGTGCCGTCGGGCACGATGGAGATCCTCGCCCTCATCGAGCCACGGTTGACCACCGGGTTTGTTCCGACGGCGATGCGGGCCTCGCACTCCTCGTCGGCCAGGGCGAACGGGTAGGCAGAGAACTTGGCCTCCACCGTCGCCGCCGTGCCCGAGTCGTCGCGCGAGACGCCCACCGACGCGGCAGACGCACGCCAGTGGTACCCCGGCATGGAGTCCTCGGCGATGTCGTCGTTGCACACCGGGGCGAGCCACTGGGCGACCTCGGACACCTGGGCCTCAAGCCCTGCCGGATCGTCGGCGATGAGGTCGATGGAGTAGGCAAGCTCGCGGCTCTCGTAGTAGACCTCGCCGTTTATCGCCGAGAAGTCGATCTCACCGTGGGAGAAGGGGATGGAGACAGTGGCCCGCTTCTGGGCCGGCACCGAGAGCGATCGGTCTGCGATGCACAGGCCGAAGTCCTCGCACAGATGCCGTCCCCTCACGGAGAATCCGTCGCACGTCACAGCGCCACCCCCCGATCGCTCAGCTCCTGGCGGCCGCCCTGCACCCTGTCGTTGGGCTCGGCGGCCGCCTCGGCGAACTTGTTGCCGTCGAGGTAGAGGTTGGTCGGGCGGTCGCCAAGGCGGTCGATGGCCGCGCAGATGCGGTCGACGTCGCCGTACTTTGACGCCGCCACGGCGTCGGCCACGTAGTTTTGGAGCACGCGGATGGGGGCGATGGCCTCGGGGCCGGCCTCGCCGACGCCACGGAACTTGCCATCGATGCCGGAGAGCACCGTGGGCCGGTTGAACACCGCGCCCTTTGCGTACCACTTGACCTCGAAATGCGGAACCGACGGCGGGTCGAGGGAGAATCCTCCCGTGATGTCAAGATGCGGGAGTTTGAAATGTGGCAGCTCCCAGTGGAAGTCGAATGCGCCCTTGATCTTGTCGATGACGCGGCACACGGTGTCGAGCGCGTCGCTGACCGGCTTGCAGATGGCGTCCTTGATGGCGTTCCACACGTCGACGGCAAACGACTTGACGGCGTTGAACTTGTCCTGGACGAATCCGACGCCTGCGGCAACGGTGCCCGTGACGCCGTCCCAGATCTCGGAGGCCTTGGAGGAGATGAAGCTCCATCCGGCATCCCAAACGGCCCGGATAAGCCGGATCTTCTCGTCGATCCATCCAAACACCGCATCGATGCCAGCGCCAACGACGGACGTGATGACGCCCCAGACCTCGGAGGCCTTGGACGAAACAGCGCCCCAGACGATCTCCCACACGGCCTGCACGAACCGCACCTTCTCGTCGATCCACGCGGCGCACGCGTCGATGCCCGCGCCGACGACCGACGTGATGAAGTCCCACGCGGCCGTGATGGTGCCGCCGAAGTTCTCCCAGATGAAGTTCCACGGGATGAGGAGGATGTCCACGGCGAGGCCCAGGATCTCCTGGACGAACATGATGCCGACCTGGACGGCGTTGCAGATGGTGTCCCATCCCTGCTGAGCCGATGCGGCCACGTACTCCCACACGCTGGAGACGGTCTCCCCGAGCCGGGTGAAGAAGTCGCCGACGGGCGTGATGACGTTCGCCATGAACCAGTCGGCGGCGGCCGAGGCGGTCTGGCAGATTCCGTCCCAGAGACCTATCCAGAAATTGCGGAACTCCTCGCAGTTGTTCCACAGCAGCACGAACGCCGCCACAAGTCCCGCGATGGCCGCGACGATGAGCACGACCGGGTTTATCGACATGACGATGTTGAATGCGGCCATGGCCCCCGTCACCGCCTGGATGGTGCCCGAGATGGCCATGGCGGTGCCCAGGATGCCGAAGGCGACGGCGACTCCGACGACGAGCGGGGCCACCCATTCGAAGTTGTCGTTGACGAAGTCGAAGAAGTCCATGAGGGCGGGCTGCACCTTCTCGACGATGGGCATCAGCATCTCGTCCTCGAACCGGCGCTTCAGGCCCTCGGCCTGGTCTGCCACGTTGTCGTAGCGGATCTTGTCGATCTCCTCCATGGTGCCGGCGGTGTCGGCGGCGGTTCCCATGAGGCCGAGCATGGCCTCCATGCCGTCGCGGCCCATGTCCTCCCACATCGTGCCGAACAGATCGACGCCGGCGGTGTTCTGCTTGATGGGATCCTCCATGGCGAGCAGCGCGTTTACCGTCTCGATGGTGGCGTCCCGCGCCGTGTCGCCGCCCGCTGCGATCCTGGCGGCGAAGTCGTCAGCCGACAGCCCCATCAACTCGAAGCCCTCCTTGGAGGAATCGCTCATGTCGATGGCGCGGATGGAGAACTCCTTTATGGCGTCGCCGGCCTTGTCGGTGCCGTTGAGGAACGTCTGGGATCCTGCGGCCATGGTGTTGAACATATCATCGGCAGAAAGCCCCAACTGCTCGTAGTAGACCGAGTACTCGGACACGGCGTCCAGCCACTCCCCGTTGGCGTTCAGGCCCTCCTGGCAGCCGGCGGCGAGCATATCGTAGGCCGCCTTACCGTCGTAGCCGAACTGGTTCATGAGCTGGTTGGCCGCCTTGATGGACTCGTTGACGTCGATGCCGAAGGCGTCGCGCAGGATGATCGCCTGGGTGGTCAGCTCCTCGAAGCTCTCGGTGCTGAGATCGTTGCCAAGCACCGCCACCACATCGCTTCCGGCCTCGGCGATGTCCTCCAGGCTGTCGCCGTAGTTGCCGGCGTAGATGCGCTTCAGCGCGTCCTCTAGCTCGCCGAACTGCTCTGACGCGTAGCCGCCGAAGGCGGTCTTGATCTTGCTCGCGGCCGTGTCGGACTCGACCACGAGCCTTTTCACGGCCTCGGTAGCCTCGTCGATGGCGGCCTCGCCGAAGTCGGCGAGCATGGTGCCCGCCGCAAGCTCCTCGATGGAGTTCTTGCCGTCGAGCGCCGAATCGGCCATGCCGTCCAGCGAGCCGGTCAGGTCGTCGCAGGCCCGCTCGGCCTCGGCGAGCCGCCCCCTGCTGTCGTTCAGGGCCGCGTTGGCCTCGCGCAGTGCCGACTCAAGCCCCTTGGCCTCGTCGGACGTCCGGCCGTACTGGACGACCGCTCCCTTGTACTCCTCGGCGAGGCGCGACACCTCGGCCTGCTGCTCGTCGATGGTCGCGTTCAGCTTGCCCAGCGCGCTCTCGGCCCGCTGCTCGGCCTCGCGCTGGCCGTCCAAGGCATCGCTCACGGCCTCGATCTGGCCGCGCACCCGCTCCTGGGAGGTGCGGGCGGCGGTGATCTGGTTGGCGTAGCGCTGAGCCTCCTGGGAGTTCTCGCCCCAGATCTCGCGGGCCTTCTCAAGCTTTCCGTTCAGTGCCTCGATCTTCTGCGAGAGGGCCGCGTCCTGCTGCACGAGCAGGTCGTGCTTCTTGGCCAGGCCCTCGACGCTCTGCCCGGTGTTGGCCATCTGGGCCTCGTTCAGCTTCAGCTCGCCGCGAAGGGCGTACATGGTGTCGCCGGCCTGCTTGATGGCCGCGCTGAACTCCTTGGTATCGGCCGAGAACTTGATCTTGGCCTCGTCCTTCTTGGCCATAGGTCACCTCCTTTCCCTTTCCATCTGGTACTGCTCCTCGCACTTGAGCCAGCGCTGGTAGACGGCGTTGCTCTCGGCGACGGTGAGGAGAAACGACAGGTCGGCGTGCCAGAAGATGTCCTCCGGCACGCCGCCGATGAGCACGAGGGACACGTACCGGTCTTCGATGTCGCGCACCTCGTGCTTGGGTACCTTGATCTTCGGAGGCTCGATGCGCCTCTCTAGCTGTTCTGTCCGCTTTCTGAAGGGGCCACGGAATCCCTCATCTTTTTTGGGGCCGTGAGCCACTGCGCCTCCTCGGCGACGACGTTGGCGTCCTCGGGTAGCGCGAGCATGAAGTCGATGTCGCTCATGGCCCCGTCGGTGTCGCCGTGCTCCTCCAAATAGCCGCAGAGGTAGGCGACGTAGAGCACGTCGACCAACTTGAAATAGTCCTTGACGCCGCCGATGATGAAGTCGTTGAACTTGTCGTAGGCGTCCTTGCGCTCGGCGCGGATCTGGTAGAGCAGCGCGTGGTTAAGGGTGAGGGGCACCGTCGAGCCGTCGGAAAGCTCCAACTTGCGGCGCGAGTTGAGCGCCGGCTTATTCGCGTTCTTACTCATCGCCGCCGCCGATCACCGCGATGAGTTCCGGCGTGTGCTTTGCGATGATCTCGGCGGCGCGCTCGGGAGTTACGCGGAAGCGGTCGCCGATATTGCGGCGCGTGTCCTCGTCCAGGTCGTGGAACTCGCGGAGGCAGATGACCTCCACCTTGCCGTCGCCATCGGGCGCTGCGGGCTGCTCCACGGGCGCGGGCTGCTCCACCGGAGCGGGTGCCGGCTTATGCTCGGCGGTCTTGTCGGTTGCGGTCTTGTTGGCAGCGGTATTCTTCGCAGTAGTCATGATTAAGCCTCCGTTACGTGCACCATGGACGGGTCGAACGACTCAAGCCAAGCGCTCTTCACCGTCTCGTCCTTGAGATCCGAGGCCAGTGCCTCGTACATTCCGTTCTCGTAGTCGTCGGGCATGAAGGACAGCTCCAGGTCGATCTCGGCGACCTCCTCCGCTCCGTTCTCCACCTTGCGGGCGGGGCCCGTGGTCGCGTTGCAGCGCGGCCACGCCTTGAACTTCTCGACGTCGTCCTCGTCGAAGACGTCGGCGGTCAGGCAGAACTCGGGATGGATCGACTTGCGACCGTAGGCGTTGACACCCTCGATGAGTTCTTTGTCGGCGTCGAGGGCATTGATCCGGACATAGAGCGCCCAGGGAATGTGGAGCGTTAGCTTGAGAGTTCCCGTGCCAGTGCCGCGCGTCTTCGTCTTAACAACTACGCCACGACACTTCTTGACGACCTTGATTACATCGCTCGCCTCCTCCATGGAGCCGACGCACTTGATGGTGCCGACCTCGGGCTGCTCCGTCTCGGAGAGCGCGGGGAAGATCGCATGGATTCGGCGAACCTCGTACTCCGAGAACACCTTCTCCATGATTTTCGTTACAGTAGTAGTCATTTACTGCTCCCATTCTCTTGTCAGCGCGGCGACGCAGCGCTCCATGACCGACGGGGCGGCGGCCTGCGCGCCCCGCAGCATGAAGTGCTGGTCTCCCGCGTGGTTTCTTGTCTTTCCCCCGTCGTCGGGGAAGTAGAGGTATCGGAACTTGGACGTCGTTGTGACGGTCACGGCCAAGTTCTCGTTAGTCCGGTAGACGGGCCACTTCGACGCTCTCGCCGATGCCGTATGGCCCTTGAAACGGCGTCCCGACGGGTGGATGAGGGGGTTGATTCGCTCGTAGATGAGCGGGCCGGCCTCCTCGTGGATGACGCCGTTGACGACGTCCTCCGCGCCCTCGCCGTAGGCCCGCACGCGAACTTCGAGATCGCGCACGGAATCGACGTCGAGCCGAAACCCGCTCATCGTTTCTCTGCCTTCGCCACGGTGACGATGGCCTGCTCCACGGGGTTTCCCGTGCCGGGGTTGATCGCGTACTCGTAGGCGATGCCGTCGATGCGCGCCCCGGGGATGGCGTCCAGCGCGTCCACCACGCGCTGGAGAACGTCCTCTGGCAGGTAGCACTCGCGTGTCACGGCCACGGTGTAGCGGCGCGTGCGCCCCGTCTTGTTGGCGCTCGGGTCGATGGACTCTCGCGAGTACACGGTGAAGTTCCAAGGCTCGGCGCGCCTGGAGTCGAGGCCTATGGCGATGCCGTAGAACACGCGATCCTCGCCCGACCTCTCAAGCGCGTCGCTGATGGCCTCAAGAATCGGCTCCATCGCCTGCCACCTCCCCCAAAGGAGAGCCGCCGTCGAGGAACAGGTACACGAACGGGCCGTCCTCGTCGGCGTAGGCGACTTTGTACATCGCGCCGTCGATGACCGCGCGGCATCCGCTCCCGATGCCGGGGATGCGGTGGCACTTGATCTTCTGCGAGAGCGTGAAGCCAACCTTGTCGGCGAACTCGATGTCACGCTCGCGCTTCGACTCGCGCGAGAAGTGGAGGCGCGCGATGAAGTCCATGTCTTCGGCGCTCTTGGGCGCGATGGCGGCCCCGAAGGGCGTTTTCCGGTCGGATCGCTCGCGGTAGAGGTCTGCCACCCCGTCAGCGAGCGTCTGCGCCTTCCGCTTCCTTTTCAAGGGCATACTGGATCACCTCCCACTTGCGGCGGCACTCCTCGATGAGGTCGAAGTAGGCCTCGTAGAACTCCTCTAGCGCGTCGTAGTAGGCGTACCAGCAGTGGTTCTCCAGCAGGATGTTCTCGGCACCGGGCACCAGAAACGAGAAGCCGGCCGAGTCGGGGATGCCGAGGCGGTCGCGCAGGGCCGCCTCGGCGTTGGGGATGAGTTCGTCGCGCACGCGGTGCGTCGTCTCGTCGTCGTCCCACGTGATCTTAAGCTTGCGCATCACCTGCTGGAAAAGCGCGCACTCCACCGCCGGGATCTCGTCGGCGGCCATGGCCTACACGCTCGGCGTCTCTGCGGCGGCCTTGGTGGTCACCTCGCCGGAGACCTCGACGCCGCCGGGAAGCTCGCCGATGTTGCGGACGGTGAGGTAGGCCGGGTCGAGGTCGGAGATGTCGAGCACGATGAAGCTGGCATCGTCGTAGGGGCGTCCGGCTGCGTGCTGGATCGCCTTGAAGGTGCGGCAGTCGTCGAGGAACTTGAAGGAGTCGTCGTACTCGATGCCGTTGCGGGAGCCGCCGATGCCGAGCTTGTAGAGCTTCGGGATTCCAAGGACGGCCTTGCCGGTCGGCACGGACGCGCAGGGGATGGGGTCGGTCGGGAACGGGAACACGTTGGACACGTAGCCGCCCATGGTTGACTGCACGGTGGTGGCCGGCATGATCTTCGTGAGGTAGTCGCTCATGTTGGTCACCAGGATCACCTCGTCGAATACTCGCTGGCGGCCCGTCGGGGTCTCGGCGAGGTCGGCCAGAAGCTCGCCGTACTCGGCAGGGGCGAAGGACGTGACCTTGACGGCGGTCTTTGCGGGGTAGCCCGTCGTCTGGTTGAACGAACCCTCCGGGTCGCGCATCATGCCGATGGGCATCTTGACGCCCGAGCCGTTGACGACGGCCTGCTCGAGACCGTAGAGCATGGACTCGGCCATGAGGGCGCGAATGAAAGCGTCAACGAACTCCGGCCCCATGTCCAGCACGTCGAGCGGGATGATGCAGAAGGCGGTGTAGCGGCTCTGCTCCATGGAGATGACCTTGATAGCGCCCTCGATCTCCTTGGTGATGGCGTCGGTGACCTTGCCCCACGCGCCCATCTGGATCGAGGCGTCGTTCATGATGAACTTGGTGGCGTAGCCGACGTACTGCGAGCCGACCTTGGCGAGCAGCTTGCTCTCCTTCTGGATGTCCGAGAAGACGTCCTGGATGATGGTCGGCGGCATCAGGGTGTCCTGGTCGTCGGTGCCGATGATGTCGATGAACGCCTGCTCGGTCTTGGCGTCGCGCAGGGCCTGGGAGACCTTCTCGTACCACGCGCGCTCCTTGGCGGTCAGCACGCGGTATCCGCGCGACTCCATGGCGGCGGCGTCGATGTTGGGGCCGTACTGCTCGAACTCGGCGCGCAGCTCGTTGGCGATGGACTCGGAGTAGCCGGCCCAGGCGAGCGCCAGCGCGTTCGGGTCTGCGGTCTCCGAGAGCATCGCCTCGGCCAGGTGCTCGCAGGCCTCCATGTTGGCGAACTTGATGGTCATTTGGTTTCCCTTCTACTGGTTGATGGCATTAAAAAAGCGCCCCAGTCGCTGGAGCGCCTCGTTGGGCTTTTCCTCGTCGTCCCCGTCGTCGGGGTCGTCAGGGTCTTCGCCGCCGGTGTCGTCGGTGACTTCCGGATCTTCCGGATCTTCCGGATCGTCGGGGTCTTCCGGGTCGGCCTCCTTGGCCGCAGCCAGCGCCACGAGGGCGCGCAGCGCGCACTGCGAGGGGCCTGGGGCGTCGTCGAACTCGTCCACGGCGGTGGCGAACCCCATCTCCACGGCGTGCTCTGGGGCAATCCACGTCTCGGCGTCCATGAGGGCCGTAAGCTCATCGGCGTCGATGGAGATGCGCGAGAGGTAGGCGACCTTCGATGCCTCGGTGATGGCGTCCAGATCGTCGGCCTGCTTGCGAAGCTCGGCGGCGTTGCCCTCGCCGTAGGCCCACGCGTTGTGGATCATGAGCATCGACGCCTTGCGCATCACGCGCTCGTCGCCGGCCATGAAGATCACCGACGCGATAGAGCACGCCAGCCCGTCGCAGACGGTCTTGACGCGGGCGGTATGCCCCCGCAGGGCGTTGTAGATTGCAAGGCCCTCGGCCACCTCGCCTCCGTAGCTGTTGATGTGCACCTCGATCTCGTCCACGTCCCCCAGCTCGTCGAGCTGGGTTGAGAGGATCTTGGCGCTCATGTCGCTCTCGAGCCACGGCTGCGACGTGATGTTGCCGTAGATGTCCAGGCGGGCCTTGCGGCCCTCCTTCGCGAGAGAGAAGTAATGCTTCATTTCTCACCCCCTTTCTGGATGACTTGGCGCAGCACCTCGTCGATGGGCCCGAAGTTTCGGGTGATGAGGTGCTGCTTGGACTCTTCCGTTCCGATGGTCGGCTGGTTGAGGTACTCACGCAGCTCGTCCATGGAGTAGCCGGCCCCGAGCAGTTGCTGCACCGATGGGGCGCTGTCGAAGATGTCGATGTATTTGATGCGCGAGGTGTCCACCACGACCTCGCTCCCCCGGTACCATTCGAGGGGGTCGAAGAGCTTGGAGGTAAGCTCTTCGGAGATCTGCTTGGCCAAAGGCTTCACGGTGAACGTGAGGAAAACGCGCGTGATCTCGTCGAGGTTCGTCATGTTGCCGAACAGCATCGACTGCGGGATCTTGTAGATGCTCGCCACCAACTCGAAAGCGTCCTTGCGGATCTTGATGAGGTCGTCGGAGGGGCACCCCTTCACGTCGATCTCCTTCAGCTCCTGGCCGCGCGTCTCGAAGTAGACGGCGTTGGCACCACGGATGAAAGTCTGCAGCATCTCGCGCGGGTCGTTCCGCTGCTGCTCGGCCGCCTTGTTGAATCGACGGTCTCCCGAGCCTCCCTGCTCGACGGTCAGCTTCCACTTCGTGCCGGCCCCGGCCTGGTACCCGGCGACAGCAGATCCCATCATCTTGGCGTAGGAGTCGAACATACCGTCCACGAGGCGCTTCACGCGCTGGTTTCCAAAGGTGAGGTAGATGGCCTCACCAGGGCCGTAGCGGCGGCGGATCTGAAATCCGCTCACGGTGACGTTCTCGAACGTCGCGCGCCCGAAGTCGATGTCGGTCTTGTTGAATCCGTCGGCGAGGTACAGGCCGTTGCCGACGGGGACGATTAGGGCCTCTCCCATGGTCATGAGCCGGTAGATCATGCCGACCTTGAGCTGGTAGGCGCTCATGACGGGGTTGGGGCGCAGGTTGAGCTTACGGTAGAGGTCGCCGCGCTTCGGCTCGCCCTCGACCATCACGCGCATCTCGCAGCTCGCGATGGAGTCGGCCACGTACCCGATGGCGGGGTCGGTGGGGGGCGCCCTTGAGTAAAGCAAGGCCGCGCACGGCGGTGTCGGTGGCGGCCGCCTTGAAGTACAGCATGGCGGCGTCGTCTCCGAGGCTCGCGCCGTCGGCGGGCCTGATCTCGTCGGTCTTGACGCGGAAGTCGAGGAATTCCAGGACATTCACTAGGCACCACCTCCTAAACCACCAAAGGCTCGATGAACTCGATCTCGTTGCATTCGGGCAGCTCTCCTTCCTGGGTCATGGCCGCCACGAAGGCCATGAAACCGTCCGTCTTTCTCGATTTCTCCTCGATCTTCCCGTAGGTGAAGTTGCCGTGCGCGGCCGGAACCAACTTCGCGTTGTTCGTGTACCAGCGCATGAGCGGGTTGTCGCCCCAGGCTATTGACTGGTTGAGGAAGAGCGAGTTGATCTTGACCTGCACGAGCATGATGTCGCTGGGGCGCACGAGCTTGATGTTCTTCCTCTTCTTGTCGTCGAATCCGATGCCCTCAAGCTCGCGCTTGAGCAGCGAGAATCGGTAGCTGTCGATGGAAACCCTCATGACGTCGTAGAGGCGCATCTGGTCGATGATCCAGTCGGTCACGAGCCAGGGGGACACCTCAACGTCGTCCACGAATTCGAGGAGGCCAGATGCCTCCCATTCCTCGAGGGGCGCTTTGATGCGCCCGAGGTCTGCCGACTGACGGCACACCCACGTATGGCATATGGCGTAGTACTGGCCGCCGTCGCGGAAGAGCAGCACGGCCGCCACGAAGTCGTTCGTCTTGGCGAAGTCGATGCCGCAGATGCAGGGCCACCCGTACAGCTCCGGAACCTCGCGGTTCGTCGCCAGGATGTCCTCCCACTTAGCCACGGGGCTCTCTTGGGCGGCGACCGGGCAGTTCATGCGCTTGGTCATGAAATCGAAGTTGACGGCGGGGTTCTCTACGTAGTCGGCGTACTCCTTCTCGATCTCGGTGCGAAGGATTGGCAGGTATGGGAGGGAAGGGTTCGCCTTCTCCCAGTTCCTGGGGTCGTTGACCTCATCGGGCCGGTCGAGCTTGCACATGAACGGAAGAAAGCCGTTGTCGTGCTTCTCGCCGGAGAGGATCTTCTTCGATTTGCTCTTCAGCGAGTCGAGCACGCCGTCGCGCACGTCGCCGTCAGTTGTCGTGTAGAGCCTTCGCGGGTGCGGCTTCTTGCCGAGGCCCGTGGTGAAGACGTTGATGTTCTTCCAATTCTCGTAGGCGTGCACCTCGTCGAAGATGACCATGCCGGATCGCAACCCGTCCTTGCTCTTCGGGTTGTCGGTTCGGTACTTGATGCGAGACTTGGTTGACTTGCTCGTGATGACAACCTGGTTCCAGGTGAAAGACCGCTGGAACTTCCTGTAGTTGTCCGGGTCTTCTAGGACGTTGTAGACGTCGTCGAACGAGGTCTTCGCCTGCTCCTCGGAGTTGGCGCAGATGTCGACGTCGTAGAAGCCGATGCCGTTGGCGTTTGTGATGGCGCAGAACGCCACGAAGCCGTCGAATCCGTTCTTTCCGGCTCCGCGCCCGACGTAGATGAACATCTCGTCCCAGCGGGGCGTGCCGTCGGCCTTGAACACGCACATGAAGAGCGTGAAGCAGAACTTCTCCCATGGGAGCAGGTCGAACGGGAAGTACTTCTGGTACCCCATGTACCGCTCGATGCGCCCGTAGTCGATGATGAGATCCTCGGTAGCGAACACGTGCCGCACATGGGCAACGAGCTGGTGCTGCTCGGCACAGGCCTCGATGCCGCCGGTCTCGACCAGCCTCATCCATTCGGTGATCTCGGGGCAATCGATGCGCCGCCGCTTCCTGGGACGGAGATCAGAACTCCTCTTCGCCGCCATCGTCCTCGGCGACCGGCACGACGAGCTTGCAGCGCGACGTCACGGTTAGGCCCAGGGATGAGGCGCAGGTGTGGGCCTGCTTGAACGCGCGGTCTTGGGCGATCTGAACCGCCTTGATGTCCTCTGGCTTTGACAGACCGACGAGCTTTGCGGTGAACGACTCGTAGAGCGATTCGGAAACAACGTAGCGCGCCAGGAGGTCGGCGTCGGGCTGGCCGAAGCTGTCCGGCATGAGCTGGGAGAGCATCTTCGCGTATCGGTCGAAGTCTGCCACGCGCTCGGGCCACTGGAAAAGGTACTCGGGAGGCTCGATGTCGCGCAAGTCGATGGGCACGTTGACTTGCGACGCCTTGCGCTCGTCGTAATCCGCCCGCGTCAGATGGGTCTTTCCGCGCGCGGCGATGACCTCCACGGGCTGTCTCTGTCGTCCGGCCACGGCATCACCTCCTCTCAAAAGTCGGCCAAAAAAGGAAAATTTTCTAACTTGTCGGGTATCTCCCCCCGTTGCCAGCCCCTCTTGAGAGACCCCCCAAGGGGGGCTGGGGGGCCTATCTCGCGTCAGGTGGGCAAAGATGCCGCGCTCACCATCTCTCGTCCGTCAGCGGCCTCTCATCGCCTCGCTTATTCCTCGGCCCCTGGAACCTCCCGTGGGCCTTGTTGTGGCACGCCTCGCATATGGCCCACAGGTTCCTCTGCATATTCCCATCGGCGTCGGTGTAGTAGCGGGACAGCGCCAGCTCCGGGCGATCCTTGACCTCGTTCACGTGGTGGACGCACGTCGCTCGCACGGGCGGCCCCGCCTTCTCTCGGCACCACTCGCACTCCCCGTGGGCGTCTGCCATCACGGCATCGCGGAGACCCTTCCATTCGTCGGTCTTGTAGAAGCGGTACAGTCTGCCGCCCTTTATAAGCTCCCTTATCCACGACGCGAGGGAGCGGTCTTTGGGTACCCTCATGGCTCGCTCCGTTTCAGGGCATGAAAAAAGGGACGCCGCATGACGTCCCTTCGGTTGATTCTCTCTCTTGCGGACGGGGCCTCTCCCCTTCCGCGTTTCTGACTGGCTACACCATATCACAGGTTTAGCGGACATTTGCGGACAACTTTACCGTGCGGTTTCCTTTCCGACGATTTCCTGTGCCATCTCCATGGCGCGGATGTGCACGCGCCGGTAGTTCCTGTCGGAATATCCCATGCGGTAGGCGGCGACCGTGGGCCTGTCCCTGTCGATGTACCGATAGTGGAGGCACTGGCCGAGCTGGATGTTCTCGTGCATGACGGCCCTAACGAGCGAGCGCGCCTTATCCCTCGCGGCGATGTAGCGCTTGATCTCCCCGTCGATCCTGTTGCATAGGTCTACGAGCTTGGCCACGCCGCCGCCCAGCTTGTCGGCCGAGGATCCTCCCCCCGATGCCGAGGGGTCGGAGGTGATCGAGTAGAGCGCGCTGATGATTCGGTCGTGCTCCTCGGTCAGGCTCTCCAGCTCGTCGCAGGCGATGCCGTATCCCTCTAGGATCTCCAGGGCGTCGGCGGTCTCGTTGGCCATGTGCCAGTCCTTCCACTATTCGGTTTTCAAGGTTCCCCGATTATAGCGCGTCAGCGCTTGTCTATCCTGCTGTTCTCGTCGATGCACACGAGCAGCAGAAACCCGAACACGAGCGCCGCGACGCAGAGGGAGCAGCGCGCTAGCATGGCGGGCTCCATCGCTCGATCTCCCGGACGATGAAGAAGTTGGGCGTCAGCTTGTGCCTCTCTAGCCAATCGTCGAGGACGGCTTGCAGGGAGTTCTCAAGCTCCTTGACGGCCTCATTGTCGTGGAACAGGTCGTCCACCCAAGGCTCGGCCGCATCGTCGTACTCCCACGCCGAGTTCGCGAGGTCGTTGAGGAACGATTCCGCGTCAGCGGTCGCCGCGAACACGTCGGCGCGCCCCGTGTCAAACGCGCCGGGATAGCGCTCCCGCCCTGCGGCGATTGCCTCCTCGCGCGTGAGAAATTCCGGATCGCCCCAGAACTCCCCGTCCTCCTCCTTGCAGTGGCACCCCCACAGGCGCTTTTCAGATTCACCGCTCATCTACGACCACTCCTTCACCTTTGCCCCGCACCTGGGGCAGAACGCGATGTTGACGGGGCCGTACACGTCGGCCTCGCAGTTAGAGCATTGGAACTCGAAAACGCCGCACTCCGGAACGTATCCCTGAAGATCCATCGTGCACGCGCCCACGTAGGTAGGCTGATCAGCTTTGCCGCTTGCCTGCTCCCTGATGTCCTTGCGCGCGGCGCAAACGAGGAAAGCGCCCCAGAAGAGCACGGAGGCCGCGAATGCCGCGACGCCGAATCCGGCACCGAGGAACATACCCACCGCTATGCTCGCGACGACGAACGACGACGCGATCAGCACCAAACCGACGCAGCCGGCGTTCTTCGCGTCGTCCTTGTTTGCCTCATTCTCCTCATTGCCCATCTACTTCTCCCTTCACTTTGGCCCCGCACTCGGGGCAGAACTTGGGCAGCCCGTCCAATGTGATGAATCCGCACCGGCTGCACTTGTACGCTTCGGTTGGATAAAGCTCGTCGTTGCTGTTGTCTTCGTTGTATTCCATGCGACACTCGCGTACGGGCTCGTACTCGCAGCAGTCCTCATAGTCGCCGTCGCACAGCGGGCACACGCACGCGTGGATGCACGGATTCGACCTATTTTGGCCCATCTGAAACCTCCCTTTCCTCTCCCAGGTGACAGAAGCCGTCCATGGGCACTTTCTTGTCCCAGTGCGAGCACCACCGCGAGCCGTCATCGCCTACGGCGAGGTTGGCGCAGTCTGCGCAGCGCACCAATTCCGGCATCTTGAGCAGCTTCCTGGAGCCGCCAGCTTCGAGATGCGCTATTTGGATGTCCTGGATGACGTACTCGCACATGGCTACTCGCCTCCCTTCTCGGGCGCCATGGCGAATGAGTAACCTGCAGCGGTGTTCGCCCTCCCGTGAATGCACTTGGAAACGTTCTGGGGTTTGGCGCCAGACGCCTCGGCTGCCGCGCGAACACTCGGGAATTCTGCACCGTCGCTGCGGACTACCCGCCTCCTGTTGGCCTTAGCCGCCTTCTCAGCCATGACTGCGATGCGCTCGCGAGTCGTGCGGTTAATGCCGGTCATGAACGCGTGGCGGACGTTCTCGGATCTGTTCGACCACTCAAGGTTGCTCGCAGCGTTGTTCTCCTTGTTGCCGTCCTTATGGTTGACCTCGTCCTTGCCTTCTGGCTTGTTTAGGAACGCAACCGCCACGAGGCGGTGCACGCGGAAGCTGACGCCTCTGCCTTCTTTGAAGAGCTTTACGGCCATGTACCCGTTCTTCTGCCTGTACTGCTTGAGGACAGCCCCTTTGCTGTTCCTGACCCGCCCCTCGTTGCTGACCTCATAGGGAAAGCCGCCAACGGGTATCCAAATTTCGCTACTCATCGAGCCACCGTCCCTCTCTGACGAGCTTGTCTATCCGCTCGGCACTGTGAGCGCCGATCAACGATACAACGGCCGCGCGGGTGTCGGGAGGGGTGTGGGTGAGACGGTCGCATAGAACGCCAGGAGACCATCTGCCGTCGTTCCATTCGACATACGCCGTCGATTCGCCGTTCAAGTTCAGCGCCTTAATGATCCCCTCGATGCCGCTGAAGATGTTCCACACCGTCTCGCCCACCTTCAGCGGCTTCCCATCGGCTCCCAGCACGGGGCGTTCGTGGGTGAGCAGGTACGGCATCGTGTAATTGCCCTCGGAATCCCATACGGCGGGGCCGTCCTCGCCGTCGGCAGGCCCGATCCGCTTTGCGATGACGGGGCCGCCGCCGTAGACGTCCCACAACTCGTCCCCCTCGCTGATCGGCCTCCCGTCGGCCCCGAGCACTCGGACGCGCTCAACCGGCTCGTCGGCGGCGTAGGTGATTCGGTTCGCGATGCGGCTCCCATTGGCGTTGTGCGAGGCGTTGAAGTAGAAGCCTTTCGCCGTGTAGCTGATGCGGGAAACGTCGATGTCTCCGCGCACCTTGTCAACGACGCGCTCGCCGATCTGCACCGGCTCCCCGCAGTCGTCCAGCGGCTTTGCGAACGCGCAGCGGTCGAGCCACGCGCCGAAGTTCTCCCCTTCCTTGAAGTCGGGCCAGTCGTTGGCCTTGGCCCACAGCTCCGCGCCCTGGCGCAGGGAAAGCTCGCGGGCCTGGGCAAGCTCGGCGTCGATCTTGTCGGCGAGGACGGGGAGGGCGCTCACCATGTCCTCGGCGTATGTTGGCTCTGGATCGACGTCGAGCATCTCGCGGAGTTCGTCGATGCTGTCTCCAGAGGTAAAGCGGTCGCCTCCGCAATTTACGCCATCGCGTATCGAATCCGCCGTGGCCCGCAGCAGCTCCGATGCGGTCATGTCCTCGGGGTCTCTCTGTTCCATGTTCTTTCCTCGATTCTGGGGCGATTTGAGGCCCCGTTCTTTCCGTTCGCTAGTCCGTGGCCGCCTCATCGCAACTTGGGGCCTCAGCGGAGGCGAGAGGGTACTTTGCCGATGCGTCGAAGAATTTCCCGATGTCTTCGGGACGGCACGCGACAAAGACCGTGCCGTCCCTGCGGAACTCCATCTGCGTCTGCGGCGCGGAGGGCGCGCTCGATGCGGAGGCGAGGAGCGGGACGGTCACGACGCGATCCATCGCGTCCTCCACGTCGAGACTGTAGGCGCGGATAGCGGAGTCCACCGCATCGGCGAAGGAGAAGAAGGCGAGTGCCGGCGTGCAGTCGCCGGTCGTGACGATGTGGACGTTCATTAGGAATCCTTCCCGAGAGGGCCCGCGCGGGCGTGCCGCAAGCTAGGGCGACTCGGCAGAATTGCCGCCTATCCCCCTTCACTGCGGGTCTTCCTCTCTTCTAGCTCTGCTTATCTATGCTTATCTATGCTTACGCGATTTTTCCCTGGGAAAACTCGCCGAACTGTAGGGGTATTTCTGCCCTACTGTAGGGGTATTTGCCACCAACTGTAGGGTTATGGCCACAGACTGTAGGGGTATTTGCCCCTACACTTACCCCCCTTGACTGTAGGTGTATTGCATACAGGCATCCCCGAATACCCCTACATTCCTTTAAGTAACTGTAGGGGTATTGCTCGCGTGCCGAACAGGCGTTCCCCCTACAGTTTCCCATTGTTAAAGTGGGGGTATAGGCGGGGGCGGGTTGACGACGTAGAGGCTCGCGTGACCCTTAACGCCACGGTGCACGGGCGTCAGCAGCCCTATCTCCACGAGACCGGAAATGGCCCGGTTCGCCGTAGTGTCGCGCCCGTCCAGAAGCCCCGCCACCCACTCGCGGGAGATCTGGACGACTTGGAAATCGTCGAACGGAACCGTCGGACGCCCCGTGGCCTTCATCCAGTCGAAAAGCCACAGGGCCTCCTTGTCCGGCAGCGCGTCGGCGTCGCGGACGATGCTGCAAAGCGGCATGAGCAGCCGTGGCCACAGCGCATCGCGCCGCTCCATGAGGAGCGCGCCGGCTATTATGCCCATGGTCTCGGGCCGCATCTTCCAGAACGACGGGGGCGCGGCGAGGGGGTCGTAGTCGACGGCCTCTCCGAACTGGTACGCCACGCGCACCTCCTCTCTTGTCTCGCTTCGGTCATCGGTCGTCGGGGTCTGGCGGGTCGGGAGGATCCGGAGGCTCGCCGTCGAAGTCGCCGCAGTCATCCCAGTCGCTTGGGTACGGAAACTTGTCGGCGTAGGAGCACCATCCCCACCAGCAGCCGCAGGGGCACTCGCTCCAGTGGGCGCAGCGGTCGCACCATCGGCGCGGAACGGCCTCGTCCGGCGGCTCCAGGGGGCCGTCTGGCACGTCGTAGGGCCTCATGCAGGTCATATCGGCACCGACCCCCTAGAAGAGGCGCATCTGGCCGCTGTAGAGGCCCAGGCGCTCCACGTCGCGCTCCAGGGCGGCCGCCAGCTCGTCGCGGCTGTCGCAACCCATGCCATGGCCGTAGTAGTCGCCCTTTCGGTTGTCCGTCATGAAGTAGTGGACGATGCGGTTGCCACCGTGGCCGGAGACGCTCTCGGAGAAGCGCCCGAAGTACATGGTTATCTCGACATCCTTGTCGAAGACGGCGACGTACCGATTTCCGCGCCGCTCGATGATCTCGAACTCGCACAGACCGAGTCCGTTTGCCCACTCGCACAGGCCCTCGGCGGTCTCTCCCTCGAAGTCTCCTCCCATCACGCCACCACCCTCTCGAAGTCGAATATCGTGAGGGAGCGGGCCTCCTGCTCGGCGGCCTTGAGGTTCTTGACGGCGAGGTCGTAGTAGCTGCCCTTCAGCTCGATACCGATGAACTTGCGGCCCTTCTTCAGAGCGCACCACCCCTCCGACCCGATGCCCATGAAAGGCGACAGCACGATGTCGCCGGGGGCGCTCCACAGGTCTATGGCGCGGTCGATGACGCCAAGCTGAAGCGGACAGATGTGCCTCTCGTCGTCGTCCTCGCGGGCGGCGCGGTACTGCAGGGTGTCCGACGGGTTGATGTCCATCCACACGGGCGATGCGATCTTCTGCCAAACGGCTATGGGGAACTGCTCGTTGTCGTGCGATATGGGGCGCGGGTTGTCCCCGGGCTTGCGCATGGTGACGAGGTAGTCGGGGATGCCCTGGCGCGACACGGAGGAGTCCTTGTTCTTCTGCTTGTTGAGCAGCCCCAGGGCCTTGGTGCGCTGCATCGCGGTGACGGGATCCTTCCATATGGTCACCTCGGAATGGTAGATGAACCCGGCATCCTGGAACGCGCGGATGAGGTCGCCCCGGAAGTCTCGGATGCCGATGTATCCGTCCCGCTCCTTAGTGGTCGGGAGGTTCATGCAATGGAACGACACGCAGCGACCTGGCATCATGACGCGGTACAGCTCGGAGAGCATGAACGCGAAATGATCCATGAACTCCCCGTCCGTCTTGCAGTTGCCCATGTCGCGGTCGCTGTTCGAGTAGGTGTAGAGGCTCGCGAACGGCGGGCTGAACACCGACAGGCCCACCGACTCCGACGGGATCTCGGCCATGCGCTCCACGCAGTCGCCGAGCATGGCGTGCCACCCATCTCCCGACGCGTCGCCCGTGGCGTAGGGGGCGACGTCCCTAGCGGTGGCCTCGACGTCTGAGAGGCTTCGCGCAGACGCCTCTATCATGCCGGACTCCATCTCCATGGCGTCCATCTCCTTCCTCTTGATGTTGTCGAGAACGCCGGCGTCAAGCTCGGTCGCTATGATGTGCACGTTCACGTCGCTCGTCTGGCCGAAGCGGTGGCACCGCCTCACGGCCTGGTAGTACTGCTCGTAGGAGTTCGACAGCCCGACGAAGACCATATCGGCGCAGTGCTGCCAGTTCATCCCAAAGCCTGCTATGCTCGGCTTGGTGACGATGACGCGGTAGCGCCCGTCGGAGAAGCCGGACAGCGCGTCCTCCTTGTGCTCCAGCGAGTCCGATCCGCGAACCTCGACAGCGTCGGGTATCGACTTGGCGAGCGCGTCGGACTCGTCGTTCAGATCGCACCAGACTATCCACGGCTTCACCGACGAGTTGACGAGCTGCGCCGCAGCCGCCACGCGCCTCTCAACGGTGGCGCGCCTCGCGCGCTGCTGCTCGAGCAGCCCATCTGCGGCCTCGTTGAAAATCCTCCCCTCCTGCACGATGCCGGACGGTATCTCGTGCACGTGCTCGATCAGCTCGGTCAGGTCGAAGCCGTCGCACTCGAATCCGAGGTCTCGCGGACTCCTGGCCATGACGGCCCACGACGCCACCCAATCCCAGAACTTCCCGGCGGCGTGGCCCTTGAGCCTCCATTTCGACGTGTTGCCGCCGTCGTGCACGAAGAACATGGACAGCATCTCCGCGCGGGTCATGACGCCGAGGAACTCGGCGTGGTTGCCGAGTTCCATGTGGTCGTTGGGCGCTGGGGTGGCGGTGCATGCGAGGCGGTACGGAGTCTCCGCGAAGGCGTCGGTCACCTGGGATCTGGTCTTCGATGTGAACGATTTGAGGATTGACGACTCGTCGAGCACCACCCCGGAGAACTGCGACGGGTCGAAGTGGCCGAGCATCTCGTAGTTGGTTATCGAGATGGGCGCGCGCACCTCTTCCTGGGATCGAGCCACCTCGGCGTCTATGCCGAACTTGGCGGCCTCCCACCGAGTCTGGCGCGACACGGCGAGCGGGGCGAGCACGAGCACGCGCCCCCCGGTGCGCTCGCACACCTGGCGGGCCCATTCGAGCTGGATCAGCGTCTTGCCCATGCCGCAGTCGGCAAACACGGCGGCGCGGCCCTTGCGACAGGCCCATCTCACGATGTGGGCCTGGAAGTCGAAGAGGGCGGGGTTCAGATCGACCGGATCGAACCCGTGCGAGAAGTCGCGGCGGGCCTTCCCCGCCAGGAAGTCGCAGTATCCATCGGTGCTCACGCGACCACCTCCACGACGTACCATGCGCCGCCGATACGGGCCACCCATCCGAACACGGGCGACCACAGGGCGTAGCTACTCGGCCTCTTCATCGCCGCCACCCCCCATCTCGCGGTAGAGACTCTTCCACGCGACGCCGACGGACGCGCCGGAGGCAACGAGCACGACGCCCATGGCCATGCAGCCCGCGCCGTCGCCGAAGATGACGCCGATGCCGGCGGCCACGCACGCGAGTCCCAAGACCACGAGGCCGAACGCGAGCGCCGCCAGAAACTGGCCGGGGTTTCTCAAGTTGATCAAAGGTACCTCGCCTCCTTATCCATGGCCTCCGCGCACGTCTTGCAGCGGAGGCCGAACGGCTTGGGGCACGGGTCGGCCGACGCGTCGGGGCAGCCTCCCGTAGCCTCCATGAGCGCGCACTCGGCGCGGATCGCGCGCTCCCGGTAGTAGTCCCTCTGGCGCACGGCCTCGTTGGCCATGCGGCACGCCTCCTGAAAGGCGTAGCGCAGGGCGCGGATCTGGTCGCGCACCAGATGCGCCGGGACTTCGATGACCGCCACGGCCTACCCGTTCGTCATGCGCACGGGCATGACGATGGCCGTGCAGCCGCCGCCGGAGAACCGGAGCGGCTTAATGGGATCCTGGATTTCGAGCACGACCTCGGCAGACGGGATGTTCGACACCGCATCGACCGCGTAGACGGCGTTGAGCGCCGCGACGACCGGCGCGCTCACCTTCGCGTCCACAAGCTCGCTCATGGACTCCACGTCCGATTTCCGGCTGACGTTTATGCCGCCGTCGTCGAGGGCGAGAATGACGGGATCGGATCCGTCGATTACGGCGGGGGGGGTGGGCGGGGCCCCGAGCGCCGCATCGCGA